TTGATCATAGTTGTACTTTTTAAAATTCGGCATACTAAAGTCCTTTATTGATACCGGATTTTATCAAAAAACGTCTGTTTTTTGGAGTTTTTCTACAGCCTCAACGCCCGACGCAGCAGCTGCCATCACTGAGATAACCACGAAAGAGTTCAAGGCCGGCGGCAGCGATGAAGAAGGCGTAATCATTGAGTACAAATACAAGATCAACGATAAAAAAGGCCCACTAGAGTTGATGGGTAAGTCGTTGGCCATGTTCACTGACAAGAAACTGATTGGCGAGGACAAAGACAACCCGTTAACCAGCTTAATGAACAAAATTGCCCAAGAGGCAAAAGCAGAAGGGCCTTTGCGTGGAGAGTCTGAGTCCTGAGCTGCTAGCCGATCGTTATTGGCGCCTCAACAACCTTTACTACATTACCGATAAAAAGGGTAAAAAAGTAAAGTTCAAGATGACGCCGGAGCAGTATCACTACTACTCCAACATGCACAACCGCAATGTGATCTTGAAGGCTCGGCAGCTCGGCTTCACCACCGAGAAGTGCATCATCCAAACGGATGCGGCGATCTTCGAGGGCGCCAAGTGCGCACTGATTGCAGACCGAGAGAAGGTGGCTAAGCGTCTCTTCCGTGAAAAAGTCATGTACGCTTATGACAATCTTCCTGAAGAGATAAAGGCAGCTTGCCCGGCTAAGAATGAAAGCGCAGGCGAATTGGTCTTTGAAAACGGCGGATCGGTCTATATCGATACATCGTTTCGAGGAGGCACATTAACCTGGCTTCACGTCTCTGAGTTCGGAAAGATCTGCGCTAAGTTCCCTGAGAAGGCGCGTGAGATTGTTACTGGTGCTTTCGAGGCAGTTGGCAGTGATGGCGTTATTACTCTTGAGTCGACGGCAGAAGGTCAGCAGGGCTATTACTTCACATATTGCCAAGAAGCTGAAGCATTACACCTAAGCGGTGCGAAGCTATCACCGCTCGACTGGAAGTTCTTTTTCTTCAGTTGGTGGCAGAATCCAGACTACTCGCTAGATCCAGAAGACATAGCGATACCTCAACGCCTTGTTGAGTACTTCCACAAGCTAAAACACGAACATGGCATTGACCTAACACCTGGTCAAATGGCGTGGTATGCCGGTAAAGAGAAAACGCTTGGTGACGACATCAAGCGGGAGTACCCGTCAACATCGGCAGAAGCATTTGAGCAAAGCATTGAAGGTGCTTACTACGCTCGACAGTTCAAACAAATCCACGAACGCAGTCAAATCTGTAGAGTTCCCTACGATCCATCGCAGGTTGTACACACAATCTGGGACATCGGTGTCGACGATACCAATGCTATTTGGTTTGTTCAGCAAGTAGGGCGTGAATGGCACGTCATTGACTACTACGAGAACAGCGGCGAAGGCTTGCAGTTCTACATGGACGAACTCGACGAAAAGCGAAGAGAGCTTGGTTATCGATACGGCACGCACGTCGGGCCTCACGATCTTTCAGTAAGAGAGTGGGGTAACGACGCAAAAACACGCTTACAAACTGCTCTTGAGCTTGGCCTTAAGTTTGAAGTCGCACCAAACGTTCTTGTCGTGGACGGTATACAAGCTGTTCGAGACATATTGCCACTTTGCTGGTTTGACAAGAGCATGACTGAATCAGGTCTCGCCAAGCTTCAAGGTTATCGCAAGGCCTGGGATGAACGATTAGGCAAGTGGAAAGATCGACCGCTGCATGATGAATGTTCTCACGCCGCTGATTCCTTTCGTTACTTCGCCTTGTCGTTATCTCTATTAACTGCCGGCTACAGCAGAAAGAAACGGGCACCAACCGGCGTCCCACAACAAACAATGAGAGGTTGGACTTAATGGCTCGTAAGAAAAACGTATACAGCCTACAGCGCGGTATCAAGAAAGCTCAAGAAGAGTCCGAGTTCACGAAAAATGAAAAGTTTCGCGAGTTCTTTGAGGTGCTGGACGAAGCGGTAACCGTGTTCAAGTCTGGCCACAAGATGCCAAAGGCCAATGCTGGCGACTCCCGAGTGTCGGTTCGAGTCGAAAAGGGCAAGCCAAAGATCAGGTTTGAATTTCTGGCCAAGGGCGACAATCACGTTGAGATCGTTATCGATGCTCAAGACCTGGCAGCCAATCCAAAAGAATACATCGAAAACATGCTTGAGTGCCTTAACGAAGGCATGAAGCAGATGAAAGAAGAAAGCCGAATCATTATCCCCGTATCTGTATCGCAGAATCACTTGAGAGCTGTTCAATAACATGGTTTTAGCCATCCAAACACCAGAGCAGGTTCAGCAGAATAGAGACGCTGAAGCTAAGCAGACGCACGAGAATGCGAATCCTGCGCTCTACATGCAGCCAGCAGAAGATGCCTTGGCTGGATATGTTCGTAAGTGTTGGTTGGCGGCAAAGAGTCATAAGCAGTCTTCAGGCTTGAATGATCGTTTAGCTGATTGTTTGCGACGTCGTAAGGGTGAGTACTCTCCGAGCCGATTGACCGAGATTCAGCAAACGGGCGGCTCAGAAATATTTATGCAATTAACCGCGGCTAAGTGTCGTGGCTTGAAAGCATGGCTTGCTGATCTATTTGCTCCAGCCGGTGACCGTCCTTGGGATCTATCAGCGACACCGGTACCCGAATTACCTCCTGAAATCATCGAACGAATGATTCAAGAGGCTATGGCTGTCATGCAGCAAAGCCAAATCTCGCAGGAGGAGGTACAAGCAACACTATCCAAACACAAAGATCGTTTGCTAACGGAAGCAACCGATGAAGCTCAAAGCCGTATGGACAAAATGGCTGACCTTATCGAAGACGATATGGTTGAAGGCGACTGGGATACCGTATTCGATGCGTTCCTAGATGATTTCGTGACATTTCCTGTTGCCTACGTCAAAGGCGTCGAGTTCACCACCGGCAAGAAACTCCAATGGGTTCCAGCTGCAAACGGTGGCTTTGCACCACAAACCGAGCGAGTCATTCAGCGTAAGTTCCGTCGAGTGTCACCGTTCAGAGCTTATCCGGCTCCATCGGCAGACAGCACATTAGATGGCCACTGGTTCATCGAACACAGAACATTCACCCGTAAAGATTTAAGCGCGATGCGTGGTGCACCTGGTTACCACACTGAAAACATTGCCTTGGTATTGGCTCAATACTCTGCCGGCGGTTTACGCGAGTGGGTATGGTCCGACGAAGAGCGTGCAATCCTCAATAATTATTCGATGACCGTCGACAATGGCGACACCATTGACGCGCTTGAGTGGGAAGGCAGCCTGTCAGGCCAAATGCTTCTCGACTGGGGCATGGATCAAAAGCAAGTTCCTGACCCGCACGATGAGTACCAAGTCAGTATTACCATTGTCGGTAACTTCGTTATTCGAGCAATGATTAGCGCAGATCCAGCGGGCAAGAGTGACATTCACTGCGCTTGCTGGGAGACGGTACCGGGCTCTTTGATTGGTAAAGCTCTGCCCGAAACAATGGCCGACTGCCAAGACACCTGTAACGCAGCGGCTCGATCGTTGATCAACAACATGGCGATGTCGTCCGGCCCACAAGTTTGGGTTGATATGGGAATGATGGCTGACGGAGCTGACGCCTCGGCAATGTGGCCTTGGAAAGTTTGGCACGGCGACACAAGTGCAAATGGCGGTAACAGCTCGAGACCAGGCATTAACTTCTTCCAGCCGCAAAGCAACGCCAATGAATTGATGCAGATTTACGAGCGCTTCAGCAAATACGCTGACGAGCTTACCGGTTTACCGGCCTATGCCTACGGCTCTGACCAAGGCGCTGGCGCAGCCAAAACCGCAAGCGGCTATTCAATGATGATGAATGCCACTTCAAAGACTATCAAAAATGCAGTGCGCACCATCGATCGCAACATCATCGAGCGGATTGTCGAAAAGCTATATAACCACTTTATGTTGTTCCACCCCGACCCTGAAGTGAAGGGCGATGCACAACCAAAAGCTAAAGGTTCTGACCAGTTAATACAGAAAGAAGCCCAGGCGATGCGACAGCAGGAAATGCTGGGAATGACCGCCAACCCAATCGATATGCAAATCATTGGAATGGAAGGGCGCCGCGAGCAGTTAGAGCAGTTCTACAAAGCGAACGACACCGACTCTAGCGACATCATCCCGGATGCTGAAACTCTAAAGCAGAGAATGGCCGCTCAAATGCAGGGCCCACAAGAAGGGGCGCCAAGTGCTCAACCTGCCGCATGATACTAAAGAGAAAACAAAGCTGCTCAAGGCTCTACACCGCCTAAACAATGACAGCGACTATCAAACACTGACCGCGTTTCTCGCTAACGAGCAAGCGAAGGTCGACAAGAAATTGCGCACAGCCGATACGGACTTTCTCCGAGTCCAAGGCCATGCACAAATTTTGGCACGATTGCTAGAACTGGGTTCTGATGCAAAAGACCTTCTTAACAATCTGCCTGATCAGCCCTAAGTAATACCGCTGACCGATCAATCAGCGACTACTTAACGGCTAACCCTAACTGACCCGCCATCGTGCGGGTTTTTTTATACGCGAATACCAATGCCAGAGACTCCGAAAGGAATACCTCAATGGGATTGACTCGTCTGGAGAAAACAAAACGTGAGTGTACCTGAGTCAGTAAGAAAGGCCGCCGAACAGGCAAACCAATACATCGTAGCGCAAAACACTGCAGCCGCAACTTTGCCCGATGATGGGAAAAAGCCAACTGAAACACCGGAGCCTGAGCCCAATCAGCCAGCCCCGACTTCAGTCAAACCAGAACCAACTGAGAACAAGACAGAAGGTTTTCAACCGCTAGACAAGCCGTTAGGTGAAGACGATGTCAAATGGGAGAGTCGCTACAAGATTCTTCAAGGCAAGTACAACGCCGAAGTTCCTAAGCTCCAAAACCAAATCAAAGAGCTGACAGAGCAAGCTGCTAAGTCAACACCGGTTGATCAAACCCAAGTCACCACACTGCAAGCCGAAGTCGCACGACTCACTCAAGAGCTTAAATCCAAGCCCGCGCAAAAGCCCACCGCTCCTTCGAGCGACCAAGAGAAAAGGCTACGTGATGAGCTTGGTGATGATGTGTTCGATTTTATGGAGCAAAAGTACGGCGCTCGATTGAATCAAGTGGATCAAATCGCTCAGCAAGTGAATCAAGTCGATCAAAAGGTCACGACGAGCACTCAAGAAAACACTACGGAAGTCCGTAAAGGCTTAATGCGTAATCGTTTGACCGCTAAAAACGTCGACTTTGACGGACGCAATCGCGACCCGCTCTTTATTGATTTCATCAATTCCCGAGCAGAAAACGGCGTCGCGCTCAGTGTAGTTCTTGGTAACGCCTTCAATAGTGGCGATCTGGATAAGGCGGAAGAAATCTTCTTGGCCTACGACGCACCCACAACCCCAACTGCGCCAGCTTCTTCAGCGCCTGATTTAACTCAACACGTTCAAGTCTCACCTAGCAGTGTGCACACCGATGCAGCACCGCAGGTAGAGCAGTGGACTGATGAGCAGATCAAATCTTTCTATCGCGATAAAGCGATTCCCGGAAAGATCTCTCCTGAAGATGCAGCGCGATACGAAAAATCTTTATTCGCGTTTCTGTCCTCACAACAATCATAGGGCAGCGCGAGTTTCCGCGAGGCTATAAATCATGGGTTATCCCGTAAATGCCGGTGCCGCAAACTACTCAAGCACCGGAGCAAACAACAACTCCAAATTCATCCCACAAATTTGGTCTTCCAAACTGGTCGAGAAGTTCTACGATGCCACCGTCTTCGGTGAGATCGCAAATACCGACTATGAAGGCGAGATCAAGTCGCACGGCGATGAAGTAGTTATCCGTACCACTCCAGACATCACCATTCACGACTATGTGAAAGGCATTGATCTGGATTACGAAGAGCCTGAAAGCCCTGAAGTATCTCTTAAGATTGATCAAGGTAAGTATTTTGCCTTCAAGTTAAGCAAGATCGATGAGCGTCAGTCTGACCTGAAGTTGATGGACGACTGGGCTAACGACGGCGGCGAGCAAATGAAGATCAAGGTGGACACCAGTATTCTGGCTGCCATTCCTTCCGATGCAGCTGCTGCGAACGCAGGCGCAACCGCCGGCCGCAAGTCTGGCGACATTAATCTCGGCACTAACGCAGCACCTTTGGTGGTCAACAAAACGAACGTGCTAGATGTAATTGTCGATTACGCAACAGTGCTGGACGAGCAGTCTGTGCCAGATTCAAATCGCTGGCTTGTATTGCCGCCTCGTATTTGTGGCTTGATCAAGAAGTCAGATCTTCGAGACGCTTCTATTTCCGGCGATTCAAGCAACTCAACGTTGCGTAACGGTCGAGTCGGCATGATTGACCGCTTCACGATCTACAACTCTAACAACGTTAACGTTGCAGCCGGCAAGCATGACATCGTATTTGGCCACAAGTCTGCTTTGACGTTCGCAAGTCAAATCGAGTACATGGAAAAAATCAAAAACCCGAATGATTTCGGTGATTTGGCTCGCTCGCTACTTGTCTACGGCTTCGAAGTTGTTAAGGACGAAGCAATGGGCCACTCAGTGCTTTCGTTAACCTAAATTCATAGGCGGGTCACTCCCGCCTTTTCTTATCTTTGAGGGTCATTCAATGACTGATTATTACAAAACGCCAAAGGGCCGAGTGGTTACTGCTAACGACGAGTTGCGTAAATTGGTATCCAACCAGTCCGGCAAATTTGGTAGCTACGCTCCCTGTGACAAAGAAGGAAATATCCTTTCTGGCGATACGCTTGAGGCCACGATTCCTATCTCTCAGCATCACCAAGAGCTTGAAAAGGCTAAGGCGCTCAGTGAAGAGCAGGGCGTAGAGAAGGGTTGGGCTGAAGCGAAAGAAGCGCTAACACCAGCTATCGAAGAAGCCAAAGCCCAAGCTACTGCCGAAGCAGAAGAAGCCGCTGCTGCAGCTATCGAAGAAGCCAAAGCTGAAGCATTCGAAGCGGGCAAGAAAGCCGGCCTTGAAGCCGCGAAGGCCAGTACTTCTAACAAGAAGAAAGGCCAGTAACCGATATGCCGACCACCAAAGTCACGGACATCATACAGCGCTGCAAGTCTGTGTTGTTTGATGCGCTACAGGTTCGATGGAGCGACGCAGAACTACTCGACTGGTTTAACGCCGGTCAGGTTCATCTTGTTTCTATTCGTCCGGATGCAAACACCAAGCGCGCAGATCACACCTGTACTCTCGGCACAGAGCAGACATTGCTCGCCGAAGGTCTACGCCTCATTCGTGTTGTTCGGGACGTTGGTGGCTCGGCAATTCGATTCATGGATATGGATCAGCTCGACAGCCAAATACCGGACTGGCACGACGATAGCTCACCGGTAACTGATTGCGAGTTTTACACGTATTCCGACAAAGACCCGCGGCGCTTCTATTTGTATCCCGCGCCAGAAGTAGGGCACAAGGTAGTTCACATCTACAGTGCTAAGCCCGCTTTGATTGAGATAGCGGATTTTGGCGCAGACACCACACCAATTACCTTACCCGACACCTACGCCGATCCTTTAGTGGATTACGTTTTGTATCGGGCATTCAGCAAAGATTCTGATTTTGCGAACGGAGCGCGCGCCCAAGCTCACTACCAGGCAATGATGCAAGCCATTCAAGGTAAAACCGAAGCAGACGGAGGCATGAGTCCAGCCAATGGCTAATATCGACGAACTAATCCCGCTCGTTCTTTCGGACGTACCCGAAGCGCCAAAGGCAAAAGTGCGAGCCGCATTGATACGCAAGGCTCGTGAGCTTTGTCGCCGCGCAAGGGTTTGGACATACACCGGACGATCAACACTGCCTGAAGGTAGCGCGAAGGCTTACATCGATCTTCCGAAGGATACGGCCTTGCTTTCGGTAGAAGAGATCAAGGGTGAGCGTCAATCGTATGGAATCTTAACCAGTTCACCTTTAGATGTTGAAGGTGCCGCGCGAGCCGCTTCTGTTGAAAACGACGGAGACTATTTTCTTCAGTTCGATGGCTCAGCAAAAGCGAAAGACCGACTAACCATCAAAGTAACTTGCCTTCCAACTTTTGATGCTACGTCGCTACCCGATGTAGTTACCGATCAGTGGGCGGAGGGTATCGCCGCTGGCGCTGCGGCTTATTTGTTGATGCAACCGAAAGCAGAATGGGGCATTCCTGAGCTGGCGCCGAACTTCAACGCTCAATTCGAGCAAGCCGTTCATAAAGCAAAAATCCAAAAGGCAGTCGGCATGTCCGGCTCGAGTCCAACTGTAAAACCACGTCGCTGGGTTTAAACATGACAATTACGCAAGATCTCCAGTCTTCGAAAGTCGGAGATACACTCATACAACCTTTTGAATTCGTAGACGATGAAACGAATGCACCGATCCCTCAAGTGGGTAAACGGTACACTTTTACTCTGAAGCTCGACGAAAGCGCAGAGGACGCGACATCACCGGTTTTTCTTGACTGGGTAGTTCAGGCTGGATCTGAAAGCGATGCAGGCTTGGTTACCGTGAGAGTGGACAGATCCGTCACTAGTCAGCTCGAAGCGACGAAATACCATTATGAGTTGAAAGAGATCATTACATCGGCGCCAGAAGACATTGTTCTAACTAGGTTTGATGGAAAACTTGGAATGGAGTATTAGTGTGACTACCCGCAATACAATTTCAGCTCGAGTTAAAGATGGCGATATAGTTAGCGCTTCACTGGTTAACCGAGGTATTACCGTCAAAGAACAATCGGGGCACAGCCTAGCTGCAGCTTACGCTTTGGCGGCGAAAAGCCATCGTGATGAAGCGATAGAAGCCACGCAATCGATTGTAGCTGCCGTTGAGTCTGCTGCCGATAGTGCGTCAGACGCCGAAACAAGTAATCAGGAAGCGGCGGAGATGCTAAATCAAGTGTCTTCTAGCGCGACGGCCGCTGGAGAGAAGGCCGCTGAGTCTCTAGCTAGCGCCAATACTGCCAACACCCTAAGAGGGGAGACTCAAACTTTAAGAGACCAGGCTGAAGAATTCAGAGATCAAGTTTCTACTAGCGCAACAGTCGTTGGGGAAAAGTCCGCTGAAGCTCTTAACAGCGCGAATACGGCTGGTGGTTTCAAGGATGATACTCAGAACCTACGGAATGAAGCCGAAGGCTTCCGAGATCAAGCTCAAGCCTCTGCCGGAAGTGTCACCTCTGTTGATGGCTTACAAGGCATGGTCGATCTTTCGGTCCGATACGTCGCCATTGGTGGGACAGCTTACGACACGGATCGTTTGGGCGGTCAGCTTCCGGCGTTCTATGCCAGGGCGGATAATCTACTAACCCCAGTGCCACTAGGGGCGCTATTTACAGACACCGTTTACGTTCACCCGTCGACACACTTAATCTCTGAGGTTGACGGGTTAGCTTCGGCACTGTTGGCCAAGTTGGACGCTAGCAGAGTTCAGACCGACGTTCCTCCCGGCGCTGTTTTTACCGACACGGACACGGTTTACAGTCATCCGGCCGCGCATTCAATTGCAGAAGTCACAGGGCTGCAATCGGCCTTAGACAATATTAATTCTGTGCTGTTGAGTGACGACGCAACGCTCGATCAGATTCAGGAAGTTGTTGATTTCATCAAGATCAACCGAAGCACATTGGATGCCCTTGGGATTAGCTCAATTGCAGGGCTTCAAGCGGCGCTCGATGGGAAGCTGGGCGCTACTGCGCAAGCAGCAGATTCTGCAAAGCTTGGCGGTGCGGTCGCGAGCACTGACGAAAGCAATAGCACTATCGTCAAACGAACTTCTAGCGGCTATGTTTTTGCGAAGTATTTCAATACATCGTCAGGATTTAGGACGACTACGCCCGTCACTGCATTTTTTATTGAAACTGGAAGCGACGGTTACATTCGGAAAATGACGGCAGCTGACGCTCTCACACAGTTAGGCGCGCTGGCCGTTGGCGCAAAGGCGGCAGACTCTCAATTGCTCGATGGAGTAAATGGAGCGAGTTACGCGCGGAGTGATGCTACCGACACGATCAGTGGCGTACACACCCACACCAATACGCTGAACATGAAGGACAGCAAGTTACTTACTTTTGGTACGGGCGGTGATGCCGAGTTCTTCTGTAACGGTTCGCACATGTACACGGACTTAAATTCCGGTATCGGTAACTGGTACATCCGCGACGGGTCGACCACAAGGTTTACTTTTGACGATGCTGGCCACTTCACCGCAACAGGCAACGTCACCGCCTATTCAGATGTCAGAATCAAGGCCAATTTTGAGCCGATTGATAATGCGTTGGAAAAAGTCTGTGCGCTTGAAGGCGTGACCTATACCCGCACGGATTACGAAGAAGATGAGACCGAGGAACTTACTCGCCGGCATGGTGGCTACAAGGCTCAGCAAGTTCAAGCGGTATTGCCGGAGGCGGTGTACCAGAACGACGATGAGCGCGGCACCTTGAGCGTGGATGATTCTGCACTTACTGGCTTGCTGATCGAGGCGGTAAAAGAATTGAAGTCTGAGCTAGACGAAGTAAGAGGGGAGGTATTCGATGGACGTTAAAGCGTTTGCAGACAAAGAATATCAAGAAGAGCCCTGCGGCGGTTGTGCGCGAGCGAGTCGAGGCAAAAATGACGTAGGTAAGTTCTCCTATGTATCGCACTCAACTGACGAAACAGATCCGACGCATTATTCTGTATTGTTGCGCTGCGAGAAGTGTGGTGGACCTAAGACGCTGATGCTCTCCAAGGAGGCTGTCAGTGGCGGTTAGTAGTCAACCAGACATGGCTGAACTTGCTGCTGTGTTTGGAGGAGCAGCCCCTCACAGCCTCAGCGAGTATTACGCCGCTGCGGCGGGGGTTCCTGCAAGTGGGGCAATTTCCCTGAGTCAGTTTATTGGCAAGAGCGGATCTACCCAAAAAACCTTTAATGTCACCTGCGAAGAGACTAAATACTTTTTCGGTTATTCCCACGCCGACGGGGGCATAGCTCAAGGATCGATTAACACTAGAAGCCTTAACGGCAGGACGGTCTCAAGAGTGGGCTACGGATTTTCGGCTTTCACTGTGGCGTTTAACGGAAATTTCACAACACCTCCTTTCGATCGATTGTGGATTGAGGGTGCTATTTGGTTTGATGTATCCAACTTTACTCGATCATATAACAGCACCTACGACTCGTCAGTATGGCAGATAGGCGACCTTTCAGGGGACACCCCGCTTACACCATATTTAAATGCTTTATCTGTGTGGAAGTCAGGGACGCGACAAATTATTGCGGAGTACAACTAGTGATTCAATACAACATAGTCCCAATATCATTTTTAGGGCGTATCTTTACCGTTGAGTTGAGGCCGGTGAATCGGCCTGATCTTGAGTTCTTGGAGCGCAAAATTGAGATACCTGAAGAAGTATTTATCACGTTTGAAGAAAACACTTTTGATGAACAGTTGACAGCGCTTCGGAAGATCATTGTCGATGGTAACGGCGGGTATCAAGCTGACTGGGAAGCTCAATTGATCACATCAAGAATAGAGAACCTGGTTGCACCAAATTATCAGACTGTTATCGGGAAAGAGTTTTTTGCGGTAACAGAGGAGGAGGTCGCTGCGCCGGTGTCTACAGCGTTAAATGTAAACGAGGTCATATTTTGAATACAAGCCTATTTAGAAGTCAAAACTACTTACTAATGGTGTTGTTGATCCCACCTAGAACCAGCCTGCCAATATCCCGCCAAGACTATCCGGCCGAAGCCGGTGTTATCGATGACTTGGAGCTCTCCAGTCAAACCGTAGAAGGTCAGCATACTCAGGCACTCAAGCGCGAAAGAATCGAAGTGACCGGCGTGGGTGGAGGCGAGATACAGGTTAACGTCGACGGTGTTGACCTCGGGGTCGTGTCTCCTGCGACACCAATGCTTGATAGCATTTTGAGTGGTGACGTAATAACACTAGCCAACGATTCAGATTCGCCAGCGGCTTACTTCTGTTGTCAGCTAAAAAACGAAGATGTAACCATTAGGCCAAAAGCTCTTGCACGCCATCGAGTATTAAAGGGGCAAGGCTTTGAGTTTCAGCGGGATCGAGAATATGTGATATGCGCCGGAGGGGGCAGCGCCGAAGATAGAACTCTAAAAATGGGCAACTACATCCCCCTGCCAAGTCGAAAGGTCGCGTTCACTGCAACCGTAAACACCATAATTGCCGAATTCGAGAGGTAAGCCATGAAAGCACTTTTTCGATACGTTCATATTTTTCAGGTCATTGCTTGTTTTACTGCTGTGCTATTGACGCCATTCGTTGACTTCGCGTGGTATCTCCCCGTTGTGGCCATAGCACTGTATTACTACTTTCACATGGTAGGCAATCACGTAGGTAATCATAAATACTGGACGCATCAAGCGTTTGAAGCTGGTCCAGCGGCAGAATGGTTCATGTTGATGGCGTCTTGGCTAGGCATGCAAGGGCATCCTGCGCTATGGGGCAGCGGGCACATGAATCACCACGACCCTGACAAGGTAGACACTGACGCCGACCCGATTTACCGAGCGAGGAAAAGCGGCAACCCATTCAAAGCGATATGGCATAACTACACTGCCCACTATTTGAAAGACGGTCTTGACCAGTCGTTTACCCGGCGAGTCTTGAAAAACCCACGTGCCAGATTCACGTTCAAATATGCGCCGTTGAGTATCCTGTATCCACTGGTGTTGGGGGGCGTAGGGCTAGAGTACCTTGTCTGGTTTTGGGCTATACCCTGTACGGTTTCAATCTTTGTGTGCGGCTTAGGCGTAATTCACGGACACAATGGAAAGTCGGGCTACGAGACCTATGCGCTCGATGACAGTCGCAATGTAAATGGTGTCTTTTGGAAACTACTCTACTGCGGCGGTGAATTAGAAAACAATCACCACAAGTTCCCAGAACGCTCCAGTTTCGCGGTTAGCAACGGTGAGTGGGACATGAGCGATCCTATTGTATCTCTTCTCCGATGTGATTGAGGGGCCAACTAATGCCTACTATCGACATAACATTACCGCGCGGCGAAATCCCTGCGGCGGATTTAAAGACTTTACCAACCAGTGCGGCCGCGTTCGCTGAAAATGTTTACCTAGAGCACGGACGAATTCAGCCGTATTCTGATCTCAATCCCGTCGCTGTAAGCCTGAGAACGGGCGTGGTTCATTCTCTCCATAAATACGAGAACGAACACTGGTTCAGCTGGAACGATATTGTTCATGCTGTCAAAAGCCCGATTGCTCAAGATGCTTATCGCCGTGTCTACTACACCGACAGTGCTGGCGCCAAGGTCACTTCAAATCTAATCGCTACCGGTTCGAATCCAATGCCGGCAGCCAGCTATGATCTTGGCATTCCTGCGCCAACAGTTTCGATCAGCGGTACCGTAAACGACTCGGGTGCAGATCCAGCTGATTATTCAGATGATGAGACTCGTTACTACGTAATGACCTATGTCACCGAGTACGGAGAAGAGGGCCCGCAAGGCCCAGCAAGCGCTGCTATTGAAACAAGGCATCCGAATGACACCGCAGCGCTGACGTTGCCAGTACCCACGCAGAATACTCAGAACATCACGCACAAGAAAATTTATCGAACGGCAGTCGGAACCACCGACGACTTTTTGTTCGTTGCGAAGATTCCATTGGCTACAACGACGTTTACTGATGATGTTGCTGGTGATGCGCTGGGCGGAGTGATTGATACATCGACTTACGTGGCGCCACCTATAGGGGCTCAAGGAATCGTCGCGCTAGCGAATGGTTCGACGGCAGTGTTCAAGGGGAATGAAGTTTGTGTCTCCGAGCCATACCTTCCTTACGCCTATCCATTTGGGTACCGGCATTCAGTTGAATACGACATAGTCGCGCTGGCACCCAGTCGTTACGGCGTTGTCGTCGTTACTGAAGGTAAGCCCTACATTCTTTCTGGTGGTCACCCGTCAGCAATGGGCGTCGAAGAGCTTGACGAAATGCAAGCGTGCGTGTCTGCCCGATCGATCGTCGATATGGGGTCGTTCATCTTGTACGCGAGCCCAGACGGATTGGTCGCAGTGACTGAATCCAGCGCCAGGCTAATTACCAAATCCATTGTTAAGAAAAAGAACTGGGAGCAATTTCAGCTAGAGACTATTCACGCTTATCGATACGAAGACAAGTACTTCGCGTTTTATGGCGACTCAAGTGGAGATGGTAACGGCGTAGGAGGTTTCGTATTTGACCCCGAAGACGGCAGTATTGTTCGCCTAAGCACTTATGCGACAGCAGGCTATTCGGACATCGAAAGCGACACACTCTATTTGGTAATTAGTGGTCAGCTCCATTCATGGAATACGGCCAACACGCCATTAACAATGACTTGGCGCTCAAAGGTATTCGATATACCTGAAATCCCCTTTAACTGTATGCGCATTGATTCGCCTGATCCAACCAAACTTGGCTTGAAGTTTTGGGTCGATGGAATCGAAGTGCTGTCAGTTACAAGCCTTCCAGTGAACGTTTTCAAGCTTCCAAAGCTCCAGGGTAGGGCGATTCAATTTGAAGTGACTGGTACAGGTCAGGCGCCACGAATGACCATTGCAACAAGTATGAGCGAGCTTTAATGGCCCACAAAACGTTTACGCCGATTCCAAAGACAGGAAAGCAGTCGCGCGACATTGTCGCTTTAGCTGAGAACATTGAGCAATTGATGGGAGCTCGCGGCGACAATCTAGATTCTGCGCCTACCTGGCGCGACCTATTAACATTAGGATTTGTGTCGAAGCAGGGCTCTAGTCGTAATCGAACCTTTCAATCCGCGCTACCTACCGGAGTGAACAGTTCTACCGAGATTGTTGTCGAGGCGCCGTCTCTACCTGAAATCGTAGAGGTTGTGGCTTCTCTATCCTATGCATTGGCAACATGGAAACAGCCAAGCTTTGGTGGTTATGCGAACACCGAGGTTTGGCGAAACTCAAGTGATGATTTTGCCTCGGCCGTATTGATGGGCACATCCAATGCAGGGATTTATGCAGACGAAATTGACTACACAAGCAAACACTATTATTGGATTCGCCATGTTAATAGTGTTGACGATAAGGGACCAATTCAATCTACGGCCGGAATTTCACTTACCCCAAGCGTGAGAGCCGATGCCTTACTCGCTCAATTAGAAGATAAAATAACAACCGGCCAACTTAACGAGGCCCAGATATTCGACGCCTCAACGTTCGCCATTCGCTCTAATGGAGACGCATCACTTACCTTTGTGGTTCACGAAGGCAAAGTGCTTATGGATGCCGCATATATTCACAATCTCACGGTGACAAGTGCACAGGTTGAGAATTTGGCGGCGGATAAACTCACCTCATTTAACGCTGCTTTTGTAAATGCGAAAATGGGTGATGGCTGGATTGGGAATGCCCAGATTGGCCAAGTCATTGAATCGGCAAATTACATGCCTGGGGCGTCAGGCTGGCACTGGAATAAGGATGGAAGTTTTGAGTGTCATAGCGGGTATTTCCGAGGTGATATTTATTCGGCGAATGCTTATGTCAGGGGTGATATTGAAGCCACAAGCATCAAGGCAAATGTTGTAAATGCTATCGATACCCTAATGATTAAGGGAGGTGCCATTGTCATAACTGCCTCCTATTACAACGCATCCAAACGAGAAATATCCTATAAAACCTCAAGCGGCTATGGTGGCTGGGGAACTGTCTCCACGAAAGCGATAGGCATTAGTCATTCGACATCTACCTCAGTTGTTTTGATCGACTGCGCTTTCGCCTCGATGTCATGGGGGAACTATGACAGCGGGGAAAGTGGTGAGTACTGGATACAAGCTGAGCTACGTCGAAATGGCTCTTTGATTCGATCATGGGGGGCAGATGAATTCTTAGGAAAGCGAGACTCAAGCAATAGCAAGGCCCGCGGTTGGTATGGGATTCAGGATCGTTCATTGTTGCAATATGAGGATAAGCCCGGTGATGGAAACCACACCTACACCCTCCAATGCCGGTTCTACAGTAACGGCGATGGCGGTCATTTCTGGGTGGCGGATAGCAATATGCGGCTGGTTGGGGCTAAGCGATGAACGGTTTCGACTATACGGTATTTAATGCTGATGGCAGCTATAGCCACAACTTGATTGGCGCTCTCATGAATGAGGATATTCCAGCTGGCTGTACGGCCACAGAGGGTAGCTACGGAGAGGACTATTTTCACGATGGGCTTGGCGTTGTCGTCTGCAGGGTGCTGGAGGTTTTTTACACATCTAAAGCTATCAGTGCCGACGGCTTTTCGACAGCGATGATACAAATTCCAGAATTTCATGGTGTCTCGGTAGTTGGCCCAAGCGGCGTGAAGATTGAGCTCTCAGAAAGTGAGATTAGCTTTTCTACACCAGAGTCCGGAGCCTACACTTTCGTCTTTACTGGTGTCGAAATTCTACCTCGCGAGGTGACCATCTATGCCGCTTGATCTTAGCTTTGATCCATTAGATGTACCAGCCTCCCTAGATGATTTAAAAGCAACAGTTTTGCTTATCCTTGAGGCGGATGTTTCGCTTCCGAACGGCGAAATCTACCAGTTCTCGGATGTCGATGAGCGGAAAATGAGAAAAGCCCAGCGAGGACTTTCCGAAGCAGGGGTATCGATAAACTGGCGCCAGTCAAACAACGATGAAACTCTCCTTGATGCAGTTGGTATGCTGAGCCTGATTGGCGAGCTGGATAGCCGGCAGTTTCTTCGTGGAGTAGTCGTCGATACAGAATACATGTCCTTCAAGTTGAGCGGCAGCTACACCAAACGCCAGCTTGCAGACTGGAAATCCAAATACGCCAACGGCTTTATTCCCTAGTAGGTTTGTCAACCCTTACATATCCAATTCTTTTAATGGTACACACTGGAAACTGAACCGCGTGTACCAAAATGTTTTTACGTTACGACGTTCCAGACTGCAAAAAGTTAATCGAATCGCCACTGAAACAGATTGGTGATCGAGCTCTATTGCCAGATTTTTACCAAGACACCATAACGTTACTCGAAAATGAAGACGCTCTTCTGTTCATGAAGGGTGAGTCATTCGTTGTTCTGAAGCCGATTGTTGAAGGTGGCACTCCCAAGCTTCTCGCCTGGGCAGTCTACGGAAAGAACGGCAACTCCATCAAAAAACACTACCCACAATTCAAGCGCATTGCCAAAGAGATTGGCGCCGAGGCTTTTCAGTTCTGGACTAACAATCCGGCGCTGCAACGGTATTACCCAAGGTTGGGAGCTCGCCACGTGCGCGACTACCAACAATTCCAGATTTGGGAAATCTCTTTATGAGCGCTTCTTTCTTTCTCGACGGCGAAAATCTGTCCTATGAGAAATTCAACCCGTTTACCCATCGTCAGCTGTTCTTCAAAGGTGGCGGCGATCCTGATACCAGCGTTAAAGACACTGAAGATGCAAAGCAGTTGGCGAAGATCGCCGTCGAGCGAACGACTCGGTACAAGGAAACGTTCCAGCCGGTAGAAAACGCTTACATGGCTGAAGTCGACAATCTCAATAGCGAGTCTAAACAGCAAGAGGGCGCCAACGTAGCGGTCGGGAATACCGAGTCAGCGTTCGCCGGAGAGCTGCAAGAGGATGTTCAAGCGATGCAGGGCGCTGGCGTCAACATGAACAGCGGTGTTGTGAATGAGGCCATCAATACTCACTCCATCGAGAAAGGCGCCGCCCGAGGCCAGAACGTCAACATGACCCAGCAAGCCATTCAAGACAGTCACGTCAAAGGGCTTCAAGGCGTCGTTGCAATGGGCAACGGCCAGTCTGCTGAAGCCATTCAAGGAATGGGCGAAATCTCTAGCTATTCAAGTCAGCAAGCGCAAGACGACGCGGTGAACAGCTTCAATAACACCTCGGCTCGAAATGAGGCAGTGGGTACTGCGGCGGGAATGGCCTACGGCGGCTATCGAGCCATCAACGATAAGTCGGGTGAAGAATGAGTGTAACGCAACTCTACAGCGGTATCGGCAACGAGAACTTTGAAAGCACTGGCTATGAAACAGCTAAGCCAAGCGTCAGCTTTGGAAATGATAAGTATGCGCAAAAGAATCGTGCGTGGCTGGCTCGTGAAAATTGGGCTGACTATCAGGCGCGTTTTCAACCGAAAGAAGACGAATTGATCGATGCGGTAACCGGCACCGAATTACTCGACGAGCGGCTTGGACAAATCAAGATCAACAATGATAAAGCGTTCATGGCCTCGGCGGATAACGCCAATCAATACCGTATGCGCTATGGCATTCAGCAGAGTGACGCACAGAAAACTCAAGACCAGAACAATCGCAGTATGGCGATGGCCGGCGCGAACGCTAGCGCAATGAATCAAACCAGAACACACATCAAAGACCGGAATATGGCAGTCATTGGCGGCGGAGAAGCGCGTCAAATGGCAACTGCAATTTAGAGGGCGACATGAGCTATTCAGTAATCAGTACCGGGCGAAATAATCTCCGGCAAAGCGAGGCGATCTTTAGTGGACTGTCTCAGCAAGAACACCAAAGAAATCAGACAGAAGAGGCACTTGAAAGCGCCGAAGAGCAACAAGAATCCGCTCAGCAAGGGCAGATGGCGGGCATGGCAGCAACCACTGCTCTTGATTATGGATTAGCAGCGAATTCCGCACCGACTGCAGCGGCTCCGATTACTGATGCAGTTGGCACGATGAATACCTCGATCGGGATGGGTACTCAGCAGGCAGCAATTGAGGCTGGCATGGCAGGTGAGGCTGCGGCTATCGATGCGGGGGTAACTGCAGGAGCTTCCGAGGCTGTGATCGCGGCTGATGCTACCGCCGCAGGTTCAGCAGCGGCAGCCGAAGTTGCCGCTGCTAGCACCGCTGCAACAACCACTGCGGCCACTACAGCTACTGGCGCAACGACGTTGAGTACTGCCGCCCCTGGAGCCGCGGCGATGGGCCCAGTGGGTTGGGTTGCGCTGGCAGGCCTAGCCGCCATTTCATTATTTTCATGAGGACTTAAAAATGACTGAAGCAATACGTACTGGATCTTTCACTAGCGGGTTTATGAATGGCATTGAAACGGTTGATCGTCACATTGACCGTAGAGAACGCAGAGATAATCAGCGCGAAGCCATCTCCATGCAAAAAGAAGATCGTGAGTTCAATCGAACTCGGGCAACGGCTTCTGACGCTCGCGCGGAAGAGTCCTTGGGTCTTCAGCGGCAAGGTGCAGCAATAAAGCAGCAGCAGTTTCAAGCAGAACAAAAACGCGGCGCTCGACGCATGGAGTGGGAGGCTAGCAACGAAAAACGAAAGCAGCGAGAAGCGGAACTCAAAGATGTTGCCAATGAATTTGGTGCGCAGGCCGCACTGTTCGAAAAGGGCGCATATGACTCTATTGATCCCAACGCAGTTATTGCTTTGCACGAAAAAGCTGTCGCCGCGCGTCGTCCAAATTTGAGCCCATTGTCATGGGATGGAGAAACGATCAAGCGAGTGAAGCGCGTCGGGCCGCTCAAACAACAGCTAGAACAAGGGAATTTGGAATACGTGAACTCACCAGGGAATCTAAAGATTCTCAGCGAATTACCTGGTTGGTCTGAAAAACTGAATCAAGGCCTTGGTGAGCTCGGGCGTAACGGATCACCTATTAAGAGCAAAGAACTCGCTGAACTGAAAATGGCCGGTGAAGGCCGCGTTGTCCCAATGTTGCGAGTAACGACTGAAGATGGTGAAAGTTATATCGCTGAAATGTCTGCCTTTCGGAGCACGGATCCAAACGAGCCTGTAGTTGCTGCTGACGCCGGCCAGCTTATCGACAATGCGATGGCTCAGTATATGATTGCCAATCTTTTTGATAACCCGGAGGCGCAGCAGGCTATCTCATCGATGCGTGCCGAGCTGAACGGCCGGACTTCAAAGCCCGAAATCACGAAAGTTAAAAATGGCGATGGCTCTGAATCGCTGGTTAGTATCGATGGGAATTCGGCAACGCCAATTGAAATCCCAGGGAAGGGTCAATCGAACGGTCCTGCACCAGAGTTTTCTAAAGTTAATCCATCGCAGTATACGCCAGAATCTGTAGCGCAATACCGGAATACTGGAGACCACAGTTTGTTGCGTTCAGCAAAAGCGCACGAATCAGGCATCGAAAAAACCAAAGAAGCTACCAAGGCGCTAGCTCAGGCGGATGAGACTATAAAGCTGATCGACTCTGTATTGGCACATCCAGGTCGCGAGGCCGCCACAGGGGGGTCATCGGTACTAAATTTCGCGGCCAAACCGGGCGGAGAGCGAAAGGATTTCCTTGTCATGATAGACCAGCTTAAGGGTAAATCCTTCCTGCAAGCTTTCGAATCGCTGAAGGGCGCAGGTCAAATCACTGAAATAGAGGGCTTAAAGGCTGAAAATGCTCAAGCTCGATTAGATACTGCTCAATCCGAAAAAGCATTTGTTGCCGCACTGAATGAGCTGAAAGATGTTGTTAGTGTAGCGGTGGAGCGTGCGCAGACTAAAGCTAATGACAGCGAGACTCAAAGCAGGGATCGGAAGAGCGCCAAGCTGATGGTCGATTCAAGCGGAAATAGGGCTTATGTTTGGGGCGACGGTCACGTCGAGGAGGCTCAATAATGGCCTTCGATCTTTCTACAGCGAGACCGGTAGAAGAAGTCTCTGATTCTGCCAATTTGCAAGCAGAACCCCAAAAAACGAAGTTCGATCTTTCAACTGCTAGACCAGTTGAGGCTGGGGAATTTGAAAGCCCTGAAACTGCGATGCCAAAACAAACCACCGAATCCACACCGGCGTTAACTCAAGCTCCGCTGGAGTTCATGGCGGGTGTTAACCGTGCGGCTCTCGAAACTTTGGATTTCCTCTCTACGGATCAAGTGAATGCAATTTTGGAGTTGGGTGGGAGCGACAAACGTGTGCCTACGTTTGCAGGAAGTGAACTAGGACAAATGGCTAGTGCAGGAAACTTCATGGAAGAAGGACTTGCCAGAGATGTCGTGGGCACCGCCGGTGAAGTCGCTGGAATGGCCGCGGGAACCGGTGCTGCTGTTCGTAACGCAGCTGAAAAACTGCCCTCAATGGTTTCCAAGGCTGAGTCTACTGGTCGGGGACTGCTTCGAGACATGGCAACGACTACTGTTAAGCAAGACGTCAAGATGGGGGCTATGGCAGGAGCCGGCTCAGAACTCGGCGGTGAAGCTGGTGAAGCGATCGCGGGCGAAGATGGTCGACAGGTCGGCGAAATTGTTGGCGCCTTAGCAGCGCCGTTGGCCCCTGCAAGTGTTAAAGCGGCCATGCAAAATACAAGAGTGAATACAGCGCTTAAAGAGGCGGCGCCAACAATCGGAAAGCTGAAGGACTCTGCTCGAGTTATCTACAAGGAGATTGACGGGCTTGGCGCAAAGGTAAAGCAAGAACCGTTGAAAACGTTGTCAAATAGCATCGCAGAATCTACAAAAAAGGAGGGATTTCACCCTAAGATTCACCCCAAGATGAGCGCTGCCCTAGATGAAATTGCTAAATCAGCCGAAGGCGAATTAACGATAAGTGAGGTAGACACGCTTCGCAAGATTGCACGTGCAGCCGCTCGTAGCTTGGATCCCGATGAGTCTCGACTCGGCTCAATTGCTGTAGACCAGATTGACGACTTTATGAATACTCTGCCTCGTCAGGCCCTTGTAGGTGGCGACGGTCAATATGTTGGTTTCAAACTGAGAAAAGCACGCAGCTACTGGGGAAGGGCGAAGCGCTCCGAACTCATTGATGATGCGATTGAGCGAGCTAAAAACCAAGCCAGCGGCTTCGAAAACGGATTGCGCTCGCAGTTTCGTTCAATACTGAACAGCAAGAAAAAAATGGCTGGCTTCAGCCCTGAAGAAAAGAAAGCAATCGAGACTATTGTGAGAGGCGGAAAGCTTGAAAACACAGCTAAAGCTTTGGGGAAGTTTGGGTTTGCAGAGGGGCAGGCCTCCTCTATGCTGATGGCCTCTGTCGGTGTCGCGGGCGGAGCTGCCGCAGGGGGAATGACTGGAGCAGCTTTAGTGCCGGCTGTGGGATCAATAGCAAGGACTTCAGCACAGAAGCTCACACAGCTGAATGTAAAACTAGCTAACGCAACAGTCCGAGCAGGCAAAAATGGCAGAGCAATCACAGACGCTTATTTAAGGAATGTGCCGGCCAAAGAAAGAAGTAGCGAAGAGTTGGCGGGTCTTCTTTTGGACGGCGCTACCGGGCTGACGGGGCTAAAGCTATCCAAGAATAAAGTCACTGCTGACGCGGCTTATATGGCGTCAATGATCAAGGCTTCAGAGGTCGCTGGGGCCAAACCACCAGTCGATAGCCTTGAGAATCAGCCAGCCGACGCTATAGGCGATAACAAGAGTAATGAAAGCCGGTAATAGGCCTACTACGCCAAAATAAGCTGCTACGAAAAGTAGGACAGCAATGCTTGTAACTAGCGCTTGCTGTCCGAAGGATTCTTCATTGTCCATTTTTGGTCTCTTCAAATACCACACAATTCAATTGAAACTTTAAGTGTTTTCAGTTCAATGTCTTTGTCATAAATCGAAGTCCCCGAACCACTGCGAGGAAACGTAAGTATATACCGCTTTTCTTTGCCAAAACCTTCTATTCTGGAATACGCATCGACGAGAGCGTACTCTCCATGCCAAGAGTAGAGCGGGTCGGTTGGCGTTATGCAATCACCGCGCTTGTATTTGCCTTCGTCTGAAGGTGTGCACGAGGCGACGCCAGCTAATCCGATAAACAAAAGGGTTTTTGGTTTCATTGTGCCTTTATCCAAAATAGACGGTTGGATTCATGGCTAATGCCTCTTGTTAGCTGCAGCGGTTATAGAAGCAGGTTTCGCCGGTCCATCGATCTAATCGTACGGCAACATCCGCGTCCATGCTTGTATACCGGCACATAACAATCAATGTGAAAAAAACGACGACTGCAAACCAAAACCACTTATCCTTGAAATTCAAAATTCATCCCTGTCATATATCTACCTGGCTGTTTTCTCGCAGACTCCACCATCACAGCTTAGCCCACATTCCTAGTCGCCGTGACGCCTTATATGCTCACACTTGAAGCAATCTAAAGCATCGCAGCTAGATTATATATCTGATGTCATTTCTAAAAGCGCGTATTTGTGGCTTAGTTTTTCATCTGATCTGTCGATTGTGGCTGATTGAAAATCGTCGCGGGTGAGTCGAACCATTGATTCATTCAAACTCAGGACATCCATTACCCTTGCGTTTCCACCCTGAAGAAGTAGCTCTCTATCTTCCGAGTAGAAGATTACATCTAGGTTCTGGTCTAGTTTGTTGAGTTTGTTTATGAGCTCTTCTACTTTCATGTAATGTTAGTTCCTTTATTCGTGTTAGGCGGGGGGGGGAGGTCCAATCATCCCACCACCCACACCACTAAGCGAGTGGGTGAGGGTGTATGTATGTTTAGTCAGTAGTGCTGTCACTGGTATCGTCATCTAGAAGCGTACCTTCGGCGGCTTGTTTTTCAGCTTCTTTAAGAGTTTCTTTAGCAATTAACAAGGCTTTTTCCTTAGTGTATTGCGCCTCTTCTTGGCTCGAGTAATCGACACGAAGCTTCAGCATTTCAGTAGGCACGGATATTAGGGCTTTCGCCGCTTTTGGAATCATCGCCAAAGCTTCTACTACTTCGCTAGGCTTGACTGACTTATATCTTGTCAAGAGTCCGTCGCTGAAATCAAACTCATAGTCATGAGTGGCGAAAACTCCTTGCTGCAAGGATATATAGCCTAGTGCGCTTTGGTCGATCGCCTGAATGTAGAAATTTTTGCTGAATGTTTTGGTGTTTGTCCCGACCACCTTAAATCGATATAGGCCTTTGCGTGGATAAACCAACCCTTTGGCTTCACCTCCTACTTTTGCAGTGATGATTTTTGAAGGAGTGGTTATCGTACCCTTCTTATCTTCGATAGACTGTGTGTAGTAATGGTCTTTTTCCAATTTCAGTGAGTAGCATAGATCATTGTTCTTTAGTTGATCTGCAATATCAGTCTCCCAGCTAGATTCAGACAAATCGATTTCGTACTTGAAGGAGACTTCCTCCAAAGGACAAGCGGGGGCAGAGGGGGCGCTTTCCCTAAGTGAAAACACCTTCTCCGGTGTTGAACGGCCTTTAACCGCTCCTATTGCGTTAGCCAGCGCGACGATTATTTCATCAACGTTACCCTCGGAAGTAGCGGAACCGCCACTCAGTAATCCACTGCCCGTTGTCTCTATTTCTAAGGTATCTGAAGACCAGAACGACGTATCAACCTCTGCAATCAGCCTTGTAGAGCTCGGGTATGGGGCCAAAGCTGCTAACGTAATTTTATCTTCGTAGTATTCCTTTCCTCCATCCGCCACTACCAATTTCTTTTTCGCTTCAGCCAAATTGGCATTTGTAGTTGCGAGCTGATCTTCTAGCGCTGACTTTTCAATTTCAGCCAGGCTTTTTCTTAGGGTAAGCTCTAGTAGGGCATCAGAATCGGCGGGCGCTTTGGCGATGAGTAAATCAATTGCCTTAATCTCTGATTTTTTAGTGTCAATTTCTTCGGTTAGAGCCTTCTTTTTCGCGGTATTTGTTTGTACTACTTTTAGGACCTTTTTCGGAGTGACCTTACTTCTAACGATACTGAACTCAAAGTTTTGCTTGGGTACCGAGTATAGGATTCCCTGTTTAGCAGACGGGCTATCAGAATTGCTCTGGTCGTAGTTCTTGGTAACTACTATTGACGAACACCCAGCCAATAGAATTGACAGGGATAGGGCGGTGATTCCTTTCATGTGATTTTCCTTGAGTTGTATTTCCTGAATTGATTATCTTACCGCCCGTATCAATAGGCGAGTGGGAGATGGTGTATGTATAGGTGTTCAGTGGCCCCCTTAAAATGTCGGTAATTACAGGTAAAAAATCTAACTAAATACGTAATTACTTGTCTTTTGTGCCTGCAGGAATCCCCGTACTTTAGCTCGGGGAGGATGCCAGGTTAAAGTTATTATCCAGTTGGGCCTGTTTTCAGGATTCGTTGTTTTTACGTAATCAGTTGCGAGAGATTGCCGAACATCCTAAAAATAAAACCTGTCAGTTTACTGCTGAAAGCTATATCAAGCTCAAAATAGACGGCCAGCGGAACAAAGTAAGATATTACTAGGCCTGCCATAATAACAGCTAATAAAACAACATTAATACAATAGTATAAGTTCAATCGTTGGTATTCGGTAGACAGTCTTCTAGCAAGTGTTGGAATTTCGTCTTTCATGCGCTGCTTTTTGGCTTGAAATTCTTGTTTGATTCTGAAGAGATCAAAAAATTGAGAGAAAATCATCAATCCAATGACAGCACAAATAAATGTCGCTGCCGCAAAGAAGACGCCTTCCAACCCGGCGTCTTGAGCGCTTCTCGACTTTATCATCAGAGCCGGAACTATTGTGCCAAAAGGAATGGCAATGGCACGACCTTGAACCGATGCTATTGCGCCATTTAACTGGCTTCGAAAATCTCTGTTTTCGGCAAGTAGCCGCTCGTAATCGCTCTCGAATGAATAGCTGTTTATGAATACTTCGTAACTATGGAGAAAGTTATCAGTAATACGATCGAGATTTGACAGCATAAAATCAAAGCAGTCTTCGGTTGGTTGGCTTGATAGTGCTCCTATTAGAGCGATTTTGAGATGTAGGTTTTTGTCTTCCCGACGGTCATTGCCACTTATGTACTTGTGAGCGAAGGAGAGGGATTCTATGATTTTGTCAGCATTTTCTTTTAGAGTAGTTGCGCTGTATTTGATAGGCAGTCGCAACTTACCAGCGGACCGAACCAGAGTGAGCTCATTATCATCGTGTACGTCGGCCACTTCGTCTTTTAAATGCTTTATGAAATCGAGAAGCTCAAAATAGGCATCGATAGCCTTAGGAGCCTCTTTGCCTTTACCGCTAGAGAACTTTTCTTTAATAAGATAGATGTTGTGAGGTCTTTTCCAGCAGTAGCGGCCATCGGCTTCAGACAAAAGATCATCAAGATCACGTCCGAAAAAATGTCCCGTTGTGCGAAGGAGAGTTATCTCTATATTAAAGGTCTCATTATTCTTTAGCTTGGGCAACGAATTAGGTTTGTTTTGATCTCGCTCTATTCTAATCGTAATTATAGGCGCGCCATCTTCCTCGAGTTTTTCGAGAGTTTCCCTGACGGAAGCGGACGCCTTCAGGGAACCCGAAATTATTCCTCCGTTAAGGGTTAACTTGCACTCCTTTATGAGCGTGCTGAGAGCTTCAAAATGATCGGCAATACTAGTCTTCATTGTCTGTTCTTTCAGCTTGTCTAAGTTCGATAAGAAGGTCAGGTGGAATCTTACTTATTATAAGCTTTGGAGGAGTTGTATCGGTAGTGGAATCTTCGAATTTTACTTCGCTATTAAGTAAATCGTAGTCAAATGAAATCCGTATGCCCTTCGCTTTCCCGGAAAAGGTGGTGAGTTTCTTGAGGTAGCGTGCATCTGCGCCAAATTCAGGTTGAATTTCGTAACCTTTTTTAACAAGAAAATCACTAAATCGCTCTGGGTGTTTTGGATCAATAACCTTTGAAATCCCTTCCAATGTGATGTCGTCACCATTGCCAATACATCGAGTAATTTCCTGCTTAACGTTAGAGCGCGAATTCTTAATGTCGTATTCATCAAAATGACTGGAACAATAATCGTTGATGGCGTCCACGAGAGCCAGAGTGTTCTTTTTAGGGTCGATAAAAGTTGCTTCGTCGATACATAGAAACTCTTTGAAGTAATCTGAAATATCTTTTCGACTTGAGCCCTTCAAGAAAGTGATGTAGGCACCATCATCCTCCGAATCATGCCAGCGATTTATATCTACCATAGCCGCGAAGTGTAGTTTTTCAAGATTTAGAATGTGACTTGACTCAAGTTCCTGATTGCTAATGATAAACCCTTCGAGATCCTTCAATAAAAGAACCATGAAAAATGGATTCCCTTCATCTTGATACCTAATGAAAAATAGGTGACCACCAGTCGTAGCTACACGATGTCGTAGCTGGGTTTGTAAATCTTCCAGACCGGTTAGCGAAAATGAGAGAAAATCACGTTCACTGGCCATAAGCAGAGCTAAAGACTTAGGCAGCCAACCTCCACCAAAGCGCGCGTATGCACGGCCCCTATCTTTGTTAAAGCTCCTTATTGCTCTGATTACAAGGTTGTCGGCATTTTCGTCAGGTAATTTATGTTCTTCATCTTTTTGTAGAACACTGACCTTTTTGTTGCCAGCCTGAGTAATAAGTTCGTGGAAGATGAAATTCTGGAGTTCCATGTTTGTAGATCGTTCCTTCGGGTTTATATATGTGGATGAACCCCCGCCTTCACCAATAGGCGAGTGGGAGAGGGGGGTATGTATGGGTGCTTAGTAGTGAAAATCTTGTTGATACTATTTTTTGTTGGGGGGCTTCGGTATGCTGGTAGGGAATTCGTATATAAACTTGAGAAGCATCTCGACAAAACAAATTAGATCTTTAGCATCCCCCTCTGTCATGAGTGCTATTTCATGAGTAGCCTCATTTCCTTTCTTCCTAATGTGGTCTACCCAGTGCTTACCATTTGGAGGTGTATAGCCATGTTCTGATAGGTAATTAACATATTCAATAAATCTTAGATTCTCACCAGCACCCTGAGCTACAGCTATATTCATCAAGGCCTTTCTGCAAAGTAGTACTGCTGCAGTAAAGCAACCTTGTGATGTGCACCTTCGGGCTTCATTATATAGCGACTCAAGCTTTTTCGGCACATGTCGCACAGTACTGCCAAAAGCTACCGATGGATACCGCTGGTTGTCAACGTTAAAAAATGTTGGCCCATTACAGTTCGGGCATATAAATATACCCCCTTCTAAAGGACCGCTTCCATCGCTGTGACCACCTATTTGATAACCACTATCGCTGGAGATTTTGTCACTACAATATCCGCATCTAAAAGACTTATTTTCTATTCTCTGTAGCCTATACCAATTGTATCTGTTTCGATTGAAAAAAATCACATGTATCTCCGTTAGCAGACGACAACTAAGGTAAGAGTGCGTAGATAGAAATAGTTAGTGGAGCCTGCTCTAGTTTACTGATCTACCGATGCATGAGCGGTTAACGCGCGATCTAGAAACTCTTGTGCCGCGACTTTGGCGCGTGATTTTATTTCCGACCTAGAATCAGAATAATCGACCCAAACTTCTACGGAAGCAGACTGACCGCATTCATCAATTGTCTCGTAATAATTAACAATTACCATTATCTTTCCATCGACGGTTTTTGGACCGATTTGTATTTCCATGTTTTTACATCCTGTTTTGGTCTTTTTAGTTGATCGTCATTATCTACTAAATTTGAGGCACCTACCTTCTCTTGTGCATCCTCAAACTCTAGACAGAGATTTAGCGAGCGACTCGACTTTTGAATGGTGTATGGCCAGCCTGTTTGTTAAGTAATTTGATTTCCAACTCGATTTTCTCTAGATCTTTTTCTCTTAGCTTATCCTGAAGGGGCTGGACTTTGAAGTGCCACGCAGCGAAGCCGTAGAACATAAGGCATATTGATGCCACGAACATAATGGCAACAACTTTCATATAGAATTCTTTATTGCTGGAGCCAGTCTCGCTTCTGCTATCTAGAACCTCCAATCGGATAGTTTGTTCGTTCGTGGGGTTTTCAATTTTCTTCAGTATTTCCTGCTCTTGATATATTTCATAAGTCATATCCCTGTGCGAGTTATAGGCAGACAAAAATGCGAACATGCCCGTAACAAATAAGGCTAGACCGAATAGGGCATAGAACTTGTAAATGTTATCTGTGGGGATTGGGACTCGGTTATTCATGCGGCTCCTTGCCTCTGCGCTTCGTTAACTACTCTGAAGCGTACTAATTTCATCTTTAGGGAATCCAGCCCGGAGAGCTAAGCTAGTAGCTTTCTCTAAGCTTGCTGTGATGATATTGCCTTGGTCATCAGTAAGCTCCGCGACACCGCCATCTTGGGATTCAGCACCAACGAATACGACGGTATAGCCATTGTCATGGATAGGAGAGGGGCGTAACTCGCAAGAGGAGATATTGCCAATGTTTCGCAGGTTTAGCGCCATTTCGAGGGTGAGCATGCTAGTTCCTTCTTGTTCGCCCATGTCTAAGTGGGCATGAGCTTCAGCTGCCTTACTGAAACCTTGTTTCCACGGATTATACACTTACTCTATTTAAAAAATCACGCCCACAAAAAAGCCCTGCTTTTATCAAGGCCCTAAAAGTTGGCAAGCATCTCCTTATGTTGTTCTACTCAGTATTTACCTTCGAGGCTCTATTGCTTAAGCATTTTCGCTAACTTCTCGACAATTGAATCGCTTTGGTTGTCCAGAAGCTGTTCTAGTTCAGACTTTCCTTTTTCCTTTCTGGAAAAGAGAGAGTGGTGGAGAGAGTGTTCCCCTGATGGCTCAGCTACTTTCGCTGGAGAGAGGCTTTCCTGCAAGCGAGAGCATATCTCTGCATTTAGAGAGCGGCCAGATAACCTCGCAGCAGCCTCTACTTGTGACCTGAGCTCAGGCTGCATTCTTAGGCCGAATGGCGCTATATGTGCGGTTTTGTGCTGTGTCATTTCATCTTTTTTGGCCATAACTACATGATGTAACAATCGAATTGTTGACGGAATAGCTACATGATGTAACTATGTTAAAAGCTAAGATACGCCATTAAATATCGAAAGGAAAGAGTGACCTAAGCAACCGGATTCTAAAAGCGAGATAGACAAGGCCTAGAACATGCTCAATCGTACGACGGGAAAGGAGACCGCTATGACTACTGCTACTACAAACGAACGGAGAAGAGACACAGAGAAGCGGATCATCAAAAAGCTGGAACATATGGAAGTCGCTATGGGAGTTTCAGTGATATTGGTTAAGTTAATGACGGAGCTGCCTTTAAGACTTCGATCTGCGCTAGACAAGGATTTTGGCGATGTTCGAGGCTTCTATGATCAGGCCACTCACCAGGTATTTTTGGTTCTCAAGAATATATCCAATCCAAGAGAAGCCCGAGAGGTCTATCTTCACGAAGTGAATGGTCATCTAAGTATTGAGGATGTGCTCGGTGATAAGGTCGAGCAATCTACGAATGAAATATATAGGTCAATTCCAATTGTTGCCCGTCGATTATTGATTGACAGGTACAAGGTTCAGTCTTTAGGACTCACAGGAAAGCAGCGTCGCGTAATGGTGGTGAAAGAGTACATTGCCCACCTTAGCGAGCCGGGTGTAACTGATAGCTTCATTTGCAGAGTGTCTAGCAATGTTCGTGGAGTGGCCCGCTTGCTATACCCATCGCTGGAGTGGTCTGCTTCTGAACTGATTCATTTACTGGTCTTGGCGAGGGATGAAATTAAAAGTAGGGGCCCTCGATATACCGAGCAGCACATGGTTCGTCGGCTATTAGATTATCTGGGTGCAGCCTGAAACCCCGCGTGACATGAGTCTTCCAACCTAGTGGAGTTGGTTGGTTTTCCTCAATTACATGGCGGCGGTGGAACATTGTTACTGCATAAGTTGCCCTAAAAGAGGATACCAATTAGATTGTAGATCTTGGGCCTTTGTGCCTGTCAATCACACGGAGCAGTGAAATGAAAAAGCTAGTTTTGATTCTCTTATTCTTTCCTTTGTGCAGCCTAGGTCAAGATGTGATTCAGACCTATGATGAAGCCCGCGATAAGTACTTCTGGAAGAAGCTCTACAAAGACGGTGGAAGTACTCTGTATTGTGATCTGACGTTTAGCGGCGGCAATGATCACAAGACCAAGAAGTTGAGCGTTGAACACGCCATGCCCGCAAGCTGGATGGCGGCTCATTTTGGCTGTAAGAATAGGCATTCATGCCCGATAGATTCGTATCAACATGCCGCAGCTGATCTTCATAATTTGTGGCCGTCGATCCACAAGATTAATGCAGCTCGAAATAATTTGGCCTACGCAAACATAAGCGGTGAAACCAATCGGATTAACACTGATATATGCCAAGACGTTGAACGCATTGGCACGAAGACAAATGGACTCATCGAGCCTACCGATAGTGTCAAAGGCGAAATAGCAAGATCGTTACTCTATATGGAGTTAGCTTACGGACTACCGCTTGGGCGTGATCGAAAGATGCTCGTGAAATGGGCTAGTGATGACCCTGTGAGCGCAGAAGAAAAACGACGTAACAAGGAAATATTTAAAATCCAGAGACGCCGTAATCCGTATATAGCTGACGACAAAGGCAATGCTCTATTACCGACAGGCTATTAAAGGAGGGGAAGCCCCAGTCGTATCTCCGGAGGCGCATCAAAGAGATTTACCTGCCCGGCCTCACTGGGGCTTCACAGAAAATATACTAAGGTTTTTATCTATATAAAGCCACAAAATGTACAAGCATCAGATTTGGGGAGATAGCGCGGCTATTGATTAATTGTTGTCGATTGATTTTTATAGGTGCTTTCGAATAATATATTCTGAACGCCGACCCATAGGTCGGATTAAGAAAAAGCCATTTTTTGTGGCAGAACTGCTGAGCAGTCAATAAAGGAAAGTACAATGCAAGGGATAAAGAACAAAGTAAATATGGCACTTAGGGAGTATGCCTCGCTTGAGGAAGTTTATTTGGGCTTGATCTGCAATTCCGAAATAAAGCTTGAGTCTCTAAGCGGTGTAGTTGTTCATGGGGTAGAAGATAAAACTTTAACATTTGAGGGTCTAGGTCAGGCCTTTGAGATTCGGTTTGATATGGCTTTTCTTAACCCACAATCACCGATCGGCCAAGCGACTGCATACTTGATTGAAAGTGGAGGTCAAAGCTGTAGGGCAGAAACCGAATTTCTCTCACTAAGCTTTGATCATTTAGGTAATGTCAAAGTTCCCTCGCAGGGAGGCTTCTCAATGGAAATGACCACTGACAATAGATGTCTTTCAGATTTTATCTATAAGATTTTAGATAAGCTAATCGACTCTGACACATTCTCCCCGGGGGGGAAGTGATGCCGTACGAGCGTACCATTAAAAAGAATCCTAGACAGCTGACCATAGATCAACACTTTCATACTGCTCATGCTATTTCACTTTTTTATAATTCTGACAATACAGTGGAGGTAAAAGAACTATCTTCTGACGAGGTTGTCAGAAGGCATAAGCGAGCGAAGATATTTTGTACCAAACGAACGTGGGATCAACGAGCTGAAACTGGATATATGGTTCCCATTGAAAAATCTTTCCATGAAGAAATTGACAATATTAAGAGTTTCTCAAATAGAAACCATCAGGCAATCTCAAAATACTGTCTGCTGTGGCGATTACGGCATGATCATCACCTCAGCAGCCCAGATGATGCAGTTCTAAATGGAATTTCTGGTTCGGATTTAACCAAAGAGCAAGAAGAAATACTAGAAAGTAAAAATGTAAGTTTCGTAAGGGATGGTGGTGTCGTTCCGTCTAGGTTTTCATCTGGCCTTCAAATACAAATTGGGCTAGATCGCGACTGGCACGCCTGCAGTCATTTTAAATGGGGGTTAATTGAGGCTCTAGATGGTGAATTTCTAGTTGCTGATGGCTGTGGTGACTTAGCTTTTATCCCTATTTCTCCGAAGTTAGCTTTTTGGGCCGGTGAATTTGATCAAACAATTAACAGACAACAACTAGCGCAGGCGAACAAAGAAACCATAGCTAGAGCAAAGGAATATTACTTTGCGCGTAAAATTAGCGAGTGCCCAGTTGCCGAGTAAGCGCGGGCATCGTGAAAACACTCTCCTTTGCAAAATTATAACCCCGTCTACTCTGGGGCGTATCCTTCCGATGTGTATGTATGTTCGTCCAGCAGCTCTTCGCGGGTAATTGCGACCTCTGCAGGCGCCTGAACCCCTAGCTTCACCTGGTTGGATCCAATGAATTTGACGGTGACAACAATATCGTCGTCAACATGAATTGATCTATTAAGTGGTATATCGAGTATCAGCAAGGCATCCATTCCTCATAGGTCGTCTAGAATGTCATCTACTGCAGACTTGATTCTGTCGCTCAAATCGCTGGGTAATCCTTTCCCGTAAGCGTAATAGTCCAATGACAATCCGAGAACACTACATGCTTTTTTGACGAGATTGAAGCCTGGGTCGGTAACCTTG